ACCAGTACCGTCTTGAATAAATGTAATTACACCTGCCTGACCAACTTGTTCTGTTGTGGGGTTGGCAAGCGTTAGATTTCCGGTAAGTGTCAGTATAAAATTTTGATTAGCAGCAAAATCAAGTGTCACGCTTCCTGTATTAGATGTATCAGTATCTGTGGTGGCAAGAAAAGTACCTGTAACTTGAGCACCTGTGTTTGTTGTTGCAAGTTTTACTGCATTATCATAATAAATACCAACAGCACCGTCTTCAGTAGCGTTAATCATGGTTTCGGTTGCGGCTGCATTAGAAATAATAACATTAGAACCAGCCACATACAAACTACCAGTACCAGTTTCCTGAACATAACTATGTGATCCAGTATGATAAACTTGAAGATCGCTGCCTGTGCCAAAATTAGCTTTGGCATTATCAACAAACATAGCAGAAGTAGATACTGTTAAAACACTTGTAATAATACTGTTAAAAATATTACTTGTAACTGGTAGGACAGTTGTACCATTAGTAACATAAAGAGCAGTACTTCCCTGCTCAAGCGTAGAACCAGAATTACCAGCAACTTTCAATACTACAGAATCTGTACTATCATTATATGATACAGAATTTCTAACTATATAAGATTTAGAGTTGTTAGGAACAAGGACAACAATATCATCGTGAGTGCCGCCAACTGTGCCTTTAAATTCAAGAATAGCAGAACGAGATTGATCGCCAGCACCCTGAACATTAGTTAAAGTTACAGTTGCAGCACTACCAAGTGATACAGTAGTGTACCCAGCAATAGCATCATCAACAAGACTGATAACTCCATCATTAAGAATAGCTCCCCAACTGTTTGGGTTCTCTCCATCTGCTTGCTTTGTCAGACGGAGATTAGTTGTATATGTGCTTGCCATTAACTTGCCTTTCCTTTTTCTTTATTTTTCTCTCTACACTCAGACTTAAATATTGTTGCAGATGGTACTTGTTTAATTATATTTTCAACATGTTCTTTATATACTTGACATGCTTCTAAGTTATTAAAACTACCTGTAATAGATCTTTCTATGACACCCTGATTAGAAGACAACACTAAGATTCCTATTACAGATAAGTAATAAAACATATTATCTATATTTTCCTATAAGTTTTTATTCATGGGTGCTTTTCAAAGTCTCAACGATTAATTTGCCATTATTATCCGCCCATTCAGATTCGATCATTTTAGCGTCTTTCCGTTCGCCAATAACCATCCAGCTAACCGTATCAGTGCAAGCATTATCCTGCGCCGTGATGGTGAGCACGTTGCCGGAAACAGAACCTTTCAGAGCGGTCCAGCCGTCTTCGTTCGAAGTGAAGCACTGCACGTCACCGCAAAGAACCTCGAAAGTGCCGTCAGTCATGCCCGCCGCAGTATCAATGTTTACGTCCACTGTCCCGGCCACTAGATCGACACGGCCCCGGTAAATCAGGTCAGCTTGCGGACCTTCGATACTGCTGTGCAGCAGATAGTGCGTATCTGTCTTCGCTGGCAGCGGGTGGTCAATTCTAAAAGTCTTCGTGCCAGCAGTGAAAGTGCCAGCCACGTTGACTGTCCCGGCGGCGGCAATTGTCATGCGGCTGGTGTCGCCTTGCGTGCGGAAATACATAATCCCATCGGTATCTACAACATCAAAAAACATGGATTTTCCACCCGTCGCACCAAGCTGAATAACTCCCATGTTGGTGCCGGAATTTCTGAAACGTACAACGCTTCCCGCATTAGTGCCTGTTGAATTAAGATTCATGTTCACAGTACCGGCTTCAACATCAACTGTACTTGCAAAGTGTGCTGCTCCTCCTACTGATAATGTAGAAGCAAGTGATACTGCTCCTGCCACAGTAAGCGTACTGTTAAGATCAACTGCACCCTCCAGTGATGTTGCTCCTGCAACTCTAAGTGTACCTCCAAGAACAGTATTACCACTTACCGAAACATCATCTTCAAACTCTGCCTTGCCTGTGGTTATAAGTGTACCACCAATAGAAGTATTACCAGCTATATTTACCGCACCTGATACTGATACTGCATCTTCAAAGATTGCTGCACCAGCTACTGTAACTGTGGATGCAAAGTGTGCTGCTCCTCCTACTGAAAGAGTTGATGCTAGTGATACCGCACCAGCTACTGTTACAGTACTTCCAAAGTTTGCTGCACCTCCTACACTAAGAGTAGATGCAAGAGATACTGCACCACCTATCGTTACAGTTCCGCCTATATTAACATTACCTGATACCGATACACTATCTTTAAACGTACCGGCACCTACTACAGTAACTGTGCTTGCTAGATTTGTTGCTCCTCCTACACTAAGAGTAGATGCAAGAGATACTGCACCTGTAACACTGAGTGTACCACCAATAGAAGTATTACCGCCAACGGCTAAGTTACCACTGACAGATACATCTCCATCATAAGTAATTCCTCCAGCAGCAAAGAGTGTTCCACCAACTGAAACATTGCCACCGACATCCAGATTACCGCTTACAGACACGCTGTCTTCAAAAATGGCTTTCCCGGCCACTGTGACGGTACTGGCAAGATGGGTAGCCCCACCTACCGAGAGAGTAGAGTTAAGGCTCACAGCTCCTGCTATGGTCACTGTAGAGGCAAAGTTTGCTGCACCTCCCACACTAAGGGTTGATGCAAGGCTGACTGCCCCACCTACAGTTACTGTACCACCAAGATTTGTATTACCACTTACTGATACGTCATCATCAAATGTGGCGGCTCCTGTGGTCATCAGAGTTCCACCTACTGAGGTGTTACCTGCTATATCCACATTGCCTGATACTGATACACTGTCTTCAAATATTGCAGCCCCTGCTACCGTTACAGTACCACCTACAAATAAGTTACCACCTATCGTAGCATTATTTACAGAAATGTTGCCTTCTATTGATGCAGTAATTCCAGTAAGATTAGAACCATCACCATAATATGCACTTGCACATACTCTTGCATTTGATGCCTGAATATTTGTACCAGCAATAGTTACTGTGCTTGCAAAATTAGCTGCTCCACCTACACTAAGGCTGGATGCCAGACTTACTGCGCCACCTACTGTAACTGTGCCGCCAAGATTAGTATTGCCGCTTACACTTACATCATCTTTAAATGTTGCTGCACCAACAACATTGAAAGTACCGCTTACTGATACATTACCACCAGCATTTATATAACCTGATACAGAGATGTTTGTGGCAATACCAAGTTCAGCTTCCACATTTGTAAGATTAGAACCATCACCATAATAGTATGCAGCCGTTACATTACCAACTACATTTATATTTCCGCTTACTGATACATCATCAGCAAAGTTTGCAATGCCTCCTACACAAACAGAAGAAGCAATATCCAAACGTCCGCTAACTGATACATCATTATCAAACTCCGCTTTGGAGGTAAAGGTAGCTGCACCAGCCACTGCAAATGTACCACCAACAGTTACATTATTTTTTAGGGCTGCTACATTCTCTACTGTAACTGTAGATTTAAAAGTAGCTGCACCAACAGCAGTTACTGTACTTTGTAGTTGTGTTGCACCTGACACAGTTACCGTACTGGCAAACTGTGCGGCCCCACCAACTGATAAAGTAGACTGTAGGTGTGCAGCACCAGCAACTGTGGCTGTACCGCCTACATAGAGATTACCGCCTACTGTGGCATTGCTTACTGATATATTACCAGCAATCGTTGCAGTTACACCACTAAGGTTTGAACCATCGCCATAAAAAGAACTTGCACATACTTTATCATCTACATGAAGACTTCCATCCAAAGATACAGCACCACCGACACCCAACGCACCAGTGATCTGTACTGCATTAGTAGCTACCTTCAGAGCAGTGTTAGTTCCATCACCTGTCTGCACCGCTTTCAGGGAAGTATTTACACCAGTATTGCTAGTTGAAGAACTAACAAGTATAATCTGTTTATATGTATTTGATATTAGTTGACTTGTTAAATCGCTCATATTAGATTCCAATACTTATCTGTTGATCCCCATGCGGTACTGGCCTGACTCCATGTAATATTACGTCCACCTGTATCAGGACGAGGATTAAGAATAGCTGGATTATCTCTCACATCAGGCACATGATTTTGAGGATGGTTCTCCAAGTCAAACTGTCCTTCAAAATCTTGTGGGCATACCAACATCCCATAACTGTTCATTTTCATAATACGATGTGGATATACAAACCCACACGTATCGCACATAGCTAGTGCATTTTTAGTACTTGCCATTAAACATACCGAAGTCTTGGTGTAACTTTCATCACTGCTGTTTCTCTATTCGCTAGTAAAGCTCTGGAAAGTTTTTCTTCATAAATAGATTTTAACATTTGAATTCTTGGCATATCTATACCGGGTCTTTTTACTGCCATATTATAAGCAAGACCGCAGGTTAAACACGGTAGAAAACTTTTATGTACATCAGCATTTTGTATTGCAGATTTATCTACATCTTGTAACTCACTGACAATTTCCATTTTAAGAACATCTGTAGAATTATCAGGTAAAGGCCAAACAGATAATGTAGGATTATTTACTCCTCTACGAAGAGAATACTGGCTTGGTCTTCCTGTTTGTTTTTTATTAGGAATAAGCAAATACTCTTCAGGGGTAATGCGAGTTAATTGAAGATCTGTATTATCTCTATTTAAAACAACTTCAAGTGCATCTATAGTCGATGAATCTAAAGAATAAGATGTAGTACTTGCAACAACTGTAACTGAAGAGACAGAAGTACTCCAAAGAAGTACACCCATATTCTGCCAATCTTTAAGCATAAGATTTATAGAACGACGAGCAGACGCAGGTTCATGACCAAGGGTCTGTTCTCCCCCAATCATTTCTATTGCTTCTTGTATAACCTCATCTATATCAAGGTTAAAATCATATGTACCTGATACTGCCATTATTCCATATCCACCGTAGAGTCACCCCATGCAGAATGTTTACAAGATTCACACCTACATTCACAACTTTCTTTGTCACAATGACAACAACAATTACACTCTTGACATTTTATTATATTACTCATGTCCTATACCTTTTTGTTTTAGCTGCTATTTTTTTTGGCTGCTTCACGAACTGCTTCCCGGCAGCAGTCCCTTTTCTCTTTGCTTTGGTGGTCGCTGCATATTCCTTTGACGACAGGGACTTGATTGCTTTTTCCGGTAGATAACGCTCTCCGGTTTTGCTGGAGGGTTTGCCTGACTTCGTGCGCCATTTTTGTTTGCTCCACTTTGAAAGTTTATTAGTAGACTTTTTCTTACCGCTGTATGATCCACCAGAATCTTTGTAATACTTAACAGCAAGCTGCATAGCTCTGGCAGAGTGCTTACCACCCATTTTACGCTTTGCTCTGGCCTTTGCCGCTGCCCATTTTTTAGGGTCACGTTTAGTAGCTGTGCCGCCTTTCTTACGTAGAATCATTATCGACCTACTTTTTTCATGGCTTTCTTATGAGCAGCCCCAAAAGTTTTTCCTTTTCTCATTGCCGTTTTCATACTAGACATGTGTTTTTTAGTATGATGTTTAGAATGTTTTTTAAGTGTAGTCTTTTGTCTATTTGTAAGTTTTTTAGGTGCCATTAACATCTCCATCTTTTACGAGCTTGTCTTAGTCTGCTATTAGGATTCTTAGCGGCCTTTGGAAACTTCTTCATTTGTCCAGCAGACCTTGCACAGTACGACTTACGTCTTGCTGCACGTTTGCCTGTAGGTTTCTTTTCAGTTACCGCAGTCTTTAGTTTAGAGCCGGGATTCTGCCTACGATATTTAGCCACACCCTTCTTAGTCATGCCAGCACCAGACTTGGTAGGACGCTTCATGCCCCTGCCAATAGTCATGCCCTTCATGTTACTGGGCTTTCTTTTTTTCTTTACTGCCATAACTATTCCTATGGTTTTATTCTAGCTTCAAGTAAGGACGTAAGACCAGATGTTCTCTGTTTAGCTGCCCCTCTCTGTGCAGTTTCTCTTTCTAAAGCAGAGGGCATTTCTTTAAGATTTTCTTTAGTTGCAAGTTCAGGCAACATACTTCTCATCTCTTTATCTGCTAACAAATCTAATATACTAAGACCTGCTATAACCGGACCTGATACAGCAAGTGTTGGGGGAAATGCTGCTCCTAGTCCTGCTCCTAAACCTGCTAGTCCCATGCGTTTAGCCCCAAATGTACCAAGCTGTCTTACAATAGCTTTAGTTGCTTGTTTATTTTTAGCTTTATCTAATGCTTGTTTTGCTTTCTTACGTCCTTTTGGTGTAAACTTACGACTAACATTAACAGCACCTTTACCACCCTGAAGAGCTAAAGATCCAAGTCCTGCAAGTTCTATAGCAGTTACAATATTTTTAACAGCTTCAGGACCAAGTTGCTCTCTACCATAGTCTCCCAAAGGATTTTCCATACCCACTGTAACACGGCCTACATCCAAAGCAGATTGTGTTACAGGAGAATAAGGATCTTGAAAAGCTGGATACATCAACTGAGATTGATTAACCGGACCTCTTTGATCTAGCAGTCCTCTATTATCTTCTGCAAACCTTTCCATAATTAATCGTACATCATTGCTACAAGATCATTGCCACGTACTGATGTTTTAATCTTACGTTTAGGTTTACCTACTTGCCCACCGGCTTTCTTTTTATTTACTTTATATTCTGCACCTCTAATATCACCTAATTTATCAGTAACAAGTGTAGCAAGACCTTCTGTATCTGATCGAGGTTGTCCTTTATCAATTGAGCGAGAAGGCTTAATATCATCCATTTCAATAGGAGAATCTACGGAACCTCTACCCATTTTATCTCTAAGTTGATCTACTGTAAGCTCAGATAGTTTTTTTTCTTGAAGATCATTTCCTGCTCTTTTTCTAGCAGTTTTTAAATCATCGCCTTGATCAAGATAATCTTGAACTTTATCCATATAAAACTCTTGCTCTTCTTTATCAGGAAAGCCGGGATCAGCTCGAACATCTAATTTTATTACTGGAGAATTAGGATCTGATGCTTGTCCAACAATATTAGGTAGCTGGCTTTCGTCATCTAATCCTTTAGCTGAATCTCTACTTGTTGTTCCTTTAGTAACTGTAACTTTACCAGTATCAGGATCACGTTTTTTTCTAGATGTTGGTCTTACTTTAACAGGCTCTCCTTTAGCAATTTTTTTTGTTTTAAATATTTCTCTTAATGCTTTTCTATCTTCTTTATTTGTTATTCTCTTAATTTTTTCTTCTATTGGTTCTTTAAGTGCCTCTGGAATTAAAACAAGTTTTCCATCTTTTGTACCAATTGGCTTTAGTCCAAGTTGTTTTCTTATTTTAGTTATTTCTTCTATATCTGTTCCTTTTAACTCAGCCTTTTCTAGTTTATTCATAAGTCTTACAAGTTCTTTTCCTTTAGCACTTTTTAAATCAACAGCTTTAGATCTTGTAAGAGTTGTAGGAGAAAGTTTAGCAATTTGACTAATTATATTTTTTCCTGATGTTGCTTCGGCAGGAACATCAGCTAAATTTTTTCTTGCTTCTTCTATAGACATGCCTGTTGGTATATCTATAACATCATCACCTGATTCTACTCGTTGACGTTTTATAGTAGCTAAAGGATTTTTTAAAATTTTATCTAATCTTTTTTCTTGTAGTATTCTATTTTCTTCAGGAGATCTAGTTGCTTTTGGTTTAGTTTTTTGTTTTTCAGATGTTTTAAAAATTAACTCACCATCTTTAGTTCGTTTTGGTTTTCCATCAGGAGTTAATTTAACCATGTCTTTAGTAATAATTTGAACATTGCCTCCATCATCACGGCGATATTGAATAATCTTTTTTGAATCAGAACTTTTTTCTGTTACAGGTTTCTTTATAACA